GAGCGCATCGTCGGCTTGGATGAGCTGGTGGCGATGGGCTACGATCGCGAGTTCGCCAAGGACTACGTGCAGTCGGGCGACTACAACCAGTTCTCGATGGAAGCGCTCATCCGCAACCCTGGCCGCGCCATGTCGAGCTACGTGGGCGACGGCGTCCTCTACGGCGAGTACTACGTCAGGGTCAACGACCAGCTCCGGTACGTCTGCACCATGGGCGAAAGCCGCAAGATCGTGAAGGACGAGCCAGCCAACCGCATCAAGTTCGCCCTGTTCTCCTGCGACCCGATCAGTCACACCATCGTGGGCGACTCGATTGCCGACCTCTGTAAAGACACCCAGAGGATCAAGACCAATATGGTGCGCGGCGTGCTCGACAGCTTGGCCGAGAGCATCAACCCGCGCACCGTCGTCAACGAGCTGACGACCAACCTTGACGACGCCTTGAACGACGACTTGGGCGCGGTCATCCGCACGCGCGGCGATCCGCAGAATGCGGTGCAGTTCGCCGTCACGCCGTTCGCAGGGCAGGCCGCATTGCCGGTGTTGGAGTACCTCGACAGCGCGCTGCAGCGCCGGACCGGCCTCTCTGACGCGGCGCGCGGCCTCGATCCGAAGCAACTGCAAAGCTCGACCCAGATCGGCGTCGAAGCCGTCATCAACGGACAGCAGGAGCGCACGGAGCTGGTGGCGCGGGTGCTGGCCGAGACAGGCTTTCGCGATCTGTTCCATGGCCTGTTCATGGAGATAGTCGAGAACGAGAACGTCAGCCGCACGCTGCGCATCAACGGCAATTGGGTCGCCTACAACACCGGCACCTTCGACCCCGACATGTCGGTCGAGGTCAACCCCACTTTGGGCAAGGGCTCGGACACCGTGCGCATGATGACCTTGGCCCAGATCAAACAGGATCAGATGATGGTGTTTCAAACCTTCGGCCCATCGAACCCGGTGGTGGGAATACCGGAGATGATGAACACCCAAACCGACATGCTCAACATCGCCAACATCAAGAACGTCACCCGCTACTTCAAGCAGGTCGATCCGCAGGTGCTGCAGCAGATGCAGCAAGCGCCGAAGGAGCCGGACGCGATGACCATCGCCGCCCAGGCCAATCAAGAGCGGGTCAAGATGCAGACCGCCAAGTCGATCGGAGACGCGCAGTTCAACGCGCAGAAGCAGGCGATGGACGACGCCTTCCGGCGCGACAAGCTCAACCAGCAGAAAGTCTACGAGGACAATAAGATCCGCGTCCAGCAGGAGCAGATGGCGCTCGACCATCAGGTCGACATCCGTCAGGTCGCAGCCGACATGGCCAAGACGACGGCGCAGGAGGAAACCAAGCGCCACAAGGTCGCCGCCGAACTTGAGACGGCGAACGCCGATCGCGCCCACGAGGCCCAGCAGGCCGAAGCCGATCGCGCCCACGAGGCCCAGCAGGCCGAAGCCGATCGGCAGGCGCAGGCGACCCCCGGACTTGCTGACGAGCCCCCGGCGCAATAGACTAAGCCCGTCCTTCTGTCCTCCTTGACCGCCGGTTGCTGTTCGACCGGCGGTCTTTTCTTGTCCCGCAAATCGCTGTATCAATTGACGCAACCGTGGATGTTGTCATGGGGACAACTTCGGTTGCCGCGATACTTGCGGCATGCCCTTCGGCTCTACGGACAAGATCGAGAACTTAAGCGAGCGGCGCGAGCTTTCTGACGCCGCCAAGGCCCTGCTCAATGACAAGGCGTTCGGCCACGTCTACCTGCAGCTCAGGCAGCGATGGTTCGGCCTGCTCATGGATCAGCCGCACGATGGCCCGCTGCAAACCGAATACGCCGCGCGCCTGAGGGCGCTCGACCTCATCCCCACCGAACTCAGCCTGCTCTTGACCGACTACCGCGAAGCCAACCGAAGGCAGCGCAATGGCTGACGAAGGCGGCGGCTTCGACGGCGCCCGCGAGGCGTTCGCGCAAGAGATCCCGCAGGCCGAACGCCCGCGCGACCAAGCTGGCCGGTTCGTTTCGACCAAAGCCCCCGAACATATCTTCCAGCCGCGCGAGATCGAAGGCGATCCCCTGACCGGCGACACGTCTGACGGCGGCGCTGACCCGCGCCTGATCGAAGCCGAGAGGAGATTAGCCGATGGCCATGAAGACGAACCTGAGAAAAGGCCCAAGCGCGCCAGCGACAATCCCGATGACCAGCCCCCGGAGCGCATCGGCGCCGATGACGAAGACGGCGAAGACGCCGACAAAAAGCCTTCAGCCGAAGCCGAAGACGAAGACGCCTCCCCGCGCTACAAAATTCAGGTAGACGGCGAGGAGCGCGAGGTCAGCCTGAACGAAGCCTTGCGCGGCTACCAGCGCGAGGAGACGTTCAACCATCGCATGGGCAAGATGGTCGAGGTCGCCAAGGCCATCGACCAGCGGGGCTCGGAAGCCACCCAGGCGCGCGACGCCTACATCCAGCTCTGCGCCAATCAGGAACAGGAATTCGCCGCCCTGATCCCGCCTGAGCCAAATTGGGACCAACTCTACAAAGACAACCCGCACGCGGCGCATCAGTTGGAGAGCAACTACCGCGCCGTCTACGCCACCTTGAACAACATCCGCCAGCGGCGAGCCCAAGCCATGCAGGAGGCGTGGAACGACAATTCGCGCCGGACCGCCGACTACGCGCGCACCGAGTTCAATAAGTTCTGCGCCAAGAACAAGCTGGCCAATCAGACTGAGGTTGACGCCACGATCAGCGCGATGCGCCGCACGGCGATGGAGGCCGGGTTCTCGGAGGACGAGATCGGCACGACCTACGACGAGCGCATGCTGACCATCCTCAACAAGGCGGCGAAGTACGACAAAATGCGCGCCTCGAAACCGTTTCCGGCGCAGCCGGAAAGGGGATCGGCGCTCGCCCCCGGCGCCGCGCCGCGCATCGGCAACGGCGCGGGAAGGGGCATGAGCGATGCGCAGCGCAGGCTGGCGTCCTCAGGCCGCGTGGATGACGCCGCAGCCGTGATGGCCCAGCTCATCAGGCCGTCGCGATAGGAACTGTCTAGTCTTCGGACTAGAGCCCATAGTCTAGACCTTCGGGCTAGAGCCAAACATGCCAGCAATATGCTGGCCGCTCCCTTTTGCCCGAAAGGTTAACCCCGTGCCTAAAGTAACAAACGCCTTCACTACTTACAACGCGACAGCAAACCGCGAAGATCTCAGCAATGCGATCTACAATATAGACCCATTCGACACTCCAGTTATGTCCGCTATACGGCGTAGAAACGTAAAGAACCGTATATTCGACTGGCAGACAGAATTCCTACCTGTAGTTAATCTTTCCAACGCGCAGTTGGAAGGTTTTCAATTGAGTAACGGCCCGTCTCAGCCGACTATCCGAAGAAATAACGTCACGCAAATCTCGGAACGCGACGCAACTGTGTCGGGATCGCAAGAAGAAGTTGACGCCGCCGGTAAAGGATCAGAGATGAGCCATCAGATGGCGCTCGCAGCCAAGGTGCTCAAATCGGACATGGAAGCCATCCTATGCTCGAGGCAGGCGCGCAATGACGGCAACGATACTGGCCCGACTGCGCGCGTAACCGAAGGCTTCGCGCACTGGCTCGGTAGAGCGGTGGACAAGAACAGCGTAGCCGCAGCGGCGGTTGCGCCAGGAACAGTAACGACTGGATTGCCTGTGCTGGCTACCGATCCGTTTGCTGCAATCATTGCGGGCTCTCAGGTCACTATTACTGAGGCTATGCTTGGCGATGCTATGCAACAGGCGTATCAGAACGGGGCAAGCCCAAGCATGTGGATCGTGCCGCCCGGACCTAAGCGGACAATCTCCACGTTCACCGGCAGAAGCACGACGCAAGTCTTGGTCGGCAAGACCGAAGTCGTCTCGACAATCGACGTGATCGCGACCGACTTCGGCCGAATAAAGGTCGCGCCGTCGCGCTGGTTGGCCGCAGATGTCGGCCTTCTGATCGACCCGGATTACGCCGCTGTGGCGTATTTCCGCGCCTTCAGACAGTTCCTGATGGCGAAAGTTGGCGATGCCGAGACGAGAATGATTGTGACCGAATGGGGCCTGGAGATGCGTAATCCATTAGGTCATATCCTATTCAACGGCATCAAGAAGTAATACTGTCGTTGGACTGCAATGGAGGCGCGCTAATAGGGGCGCGTCTCTAACCATAGAGGAAAAAACATGGCTGAAGTACAGGTTACTCTCAACGGCGTGCTCTACCCGAAGGGCAGATCAGCTTCTGACCAGCCGGTTCCCGTGACCTTTGTCGGGTCCGCTTGGTACACGGGCCTGGGATTGGGCGGCGGGCCGA